TGGTCTTGGCGTCTTGGGCTGAGTTCTCATCACCGGCCATGAAGCGGTGCAAGGTGTCCACCGTGATCACATCAGGCTTGATCTTGAGCGCCCGTATGGCCTCCACCACCTTCAAGTACCCCTCGGCGGTGTTGAGGTCTACGCCCGACTTGCTGACCCACATATTCAAGTTGCTAATGTTGTTGTGGTGCTTCCAGGCTGCAATCCGTGAGCGTAGGCCGTGATGGCCTTCACCAGCAAGATAAACCATGTTGCCGGGTCTGACCTTGTGACCAAACCAAGTGGCTTTGCCTGATGCAATGTGCAGCATCCAGTCCAGCGTGACGAAAGTCTTACCGCCACCGCTGGGGCCATGCACCATGACCAGGGCCTTGTCCTGTATCCAGTGCTTGACAAGCCACGATATAGGCGCAGGCTGCGCTGAAAAACCATCAGCATGGATAAGGTAGTCCATCACTGGTACAGGCGGCTTGAGCAACAGAGCCAAATCATGCCCCGCTTGGACGTAATCATTAGCATCCCCCGGCACTGGCGGTGTTGTCATGCGTACCCCAAACTTTGCGCTGGCCTGTTCGGCGTAGCGTTGCCCAACTCCACTAGCGTCATGGTCAGCCACGATGCAAATATCTAGTGTCGGGTGGCCTTCTTTGAGGATCCCGGTCACCGGCACAAGGTTGGACGCGCTGTAAGCCACCGCGCAGGGCTGGCCTGTGACCTCGGCAATGGTGGCTGCCGTGGCAAAGCCCTCGGCAATGTAGAGCGTGGTGGCGTCATCCGTGCTGCCGACCAACCAATACATTGAGCCGGTCTGTCCACCGGGGTGGTACAGCTTGCCGCCTTGATGGTCAATGTACTGGATGCTGGAGAGTTCGCCGTCTGAGTTGTACAGAGGAACCATCAGCCTGCCGTCACCCGTAATCCTTGCGCCATGCGTCTTGATGCCTTTGCGCTGTAGATAGGGATGCTCTGCGCTTGCTGCCCCCGCCTGCGACCAAATGAGATCAACGGTGTTGGCAGCTACCTCACGCGCCTTTTTCACCTCGGCGTCACGCTGGGTCTTGGCCTCCGCCAAGCGCCTGCTCTGCGCCATCTCCTCTACCGGAGTTAGGCTACGGCCAATATCTGCTTTCCAACTGGATTCAAACCCAGATCGCCAGCAGCCAAAGCGCCCAGCCGGTACGCCATCACTAAAGGCAACGTACCAACCCGGCTTGTCGTGACCTTTCTCGCCCTTGGTGCCTGAGTTAAAGCGGTGCAACTTGCCGTCTAGGTGGATGGTGTCCGGTGGCTTTAGCCCTGCGGCCAACATAGCGTCCTTGAGTTGAATGTCAGGTGCGTCTACCTGCTTTTGAGAGGGCGGCGACCAAGGGCCACCGAGAATATTTGAGAGGTCTGCCATTTATTTTTCATCTTTCGTTCAAAAGTTGTTGACACTGTATCACAAACCTGTGCTATGATTCAACCACGCCTCGAACTGAGTTACAGACGGAGGCGCAACCAGAAGGAGAGCAATGATGGAAGTTGTACAATGTTTTAACTTATTGAAAGGTTAAAACGTGCCAAACATTGCTAAAGACATTGGTAGTCAAAAATTTGATCGTCTGACGGCGATCAAGATTGTTGGGAAATTGCGTAAATCAAATTTGTGGTTGTGCATTTGTGATTGCGGTAATGAGACAACCGCGATTGCATCACAGTTGATTCGTGGTGACAAAACTTCTTGTGGATGCAAAAGACGAGAGGCTAAAGGGCCACGACCAGACTTGGCACAGCGAAATAAAAACCGAATAGTGCACGCAATGACTGGAAGTTCAACATACGGTAGTTGGAAATCTATGAAGGCTAGATGTTTAGACAAAAACGATAAAGATTACCCAAGATGGGGAGGACGAGGAATCAAAATTTGCCAAGCCTGGCAAGATTCCTTTGTGCAGTTTTACAAAGATATGGGGGAAAGGCCTCATGGCCACACGATTGATCGCGTTGACAACGAAGGAGATTACGAACCAGAAAATTGTAGATGGGCAAAGCAAAAAACACAGAGCAACAACACTCGAAAAAATTACTATGTTGAGTTCAAGGGCCGAGTCCAGACGGCTAAACAATGGGCAGAAGAACTGCAAATTGTTGAATACAAAACCATGCTGTACAGGCTGCGTACAGGATGGGACACAGAAGCAGCAATGACAACACCTTCAACTATTAAAAGGAAGTGAAATGGCAATTAACCTACGAAGAACTAGCCAAGCCTCTGCAAATGGGGTAAAGATTTTGTGTTACGGACAAAGTGGTGCAGGCAAGACAAGTCTGATTAAGACACTGCCAAACCCAATCGTATTGTCAGCCGAGGGCGGTCTGCTGTCCATTGCGGACGCCGACATTCCATTCATTGAAATTGCCTCAATGGATGACTTGCGCGAGGCTTACAGTTGGGTGCTGGAGTCCGAGTACAAATCGGTGGCGTTGGATTCCATCAGTGAGATCGCCGAGGTGGTGCTGAACACTGAGAAGAAGGCCACCAAGGATCCGCGCCAAGCCTACGGCGCAATGCAGGAACAGATGGCTGACATCATTCGCGCCTTCCGCGACATTCCTGGTCGTCATGTCCTGATGACGGCCAAGTTGGAAAAGACGCAGGACGAGATGCGCCGGGTTTTGTATTCCCCATCAATGCCTGGTAACAAGACCGGCCAGAGCCTGCCCTACTTCTTTGACGAAGTTTTGGCGCTGCGTGTAGAGAAAGACGGCGAAGGCAACACCCAACGCGCCTTGATGTGCGATAGCGATGGCTTGTGGCTTGCCAAGGATCGTAGCGGCAAGTTGTCGTCGTGGGAAGCGCCTGACCTTGGCGAGATCATCAGCAAGATTGGAGGTGCAGCATGAAGCCCTCTGTCGGACTCATCGCCATGTGGACGGGCGAGATTTGCGCCAATGTTGATCACATGAGGCACATGGCAATCCACCAAATGACTGACGCAGAACTGGATCAGTTTGCCAATTACGTGCGTGATTTGAGCCATTCAGCATCATCCCTGTCCAAATACATCCAACAAACACAGGAGCAAGCATGACCACCACCGTATATCAACGCTGGCTTGACGCCAAGAAACTTGAAGCCGCTGTTGTGGCCGAGCGCCGCCAACTTGAGGATCAAATGGTCGAGATGTTCGACGTTCCCAAGGATCTGGACGGCACCATGAAAGCCGAGGCTGACGGTTACAAGATCAAGATGGAGGGTCGGATCAACAAAAAGATCGACGCCGACAAACTGCAAGTGCTGGCCGCAGAGGCTGGCTTGTCCGAACACCTGTCCAGCCTCTTTCGCTGGAAGCCCGAGATCAACGCAAAGGCATGGAATGCGGCTGCTGACGCCGTGACTAAGCCTTTGCTTGATGCCATTACGTCCACCCCAGGGCGTCCCACTTTCACTATCATCACCACTAAGGAGTAATTTATGAATCGCTATATTGGAACTAAGATCATTAAGGCAAAGATTTCTGAACGACAAGGCCCAGATGGGATGTTTGGTTATGACGTTGAATATGCTGATGGATATAAATCGTGGAGTCCATCAGATGCCTTTGAAGAATCCTACAAGCAATGCGACGCCATGACCTTTGGGTTGGCGCTTGAAGCATTGAAGAAAGAACAATACGTCCAACGCGCCGGTTGGAATGGCAAAGGCCTGAAGCTGGCGCTTGTCGGCAAAGGCGGCTGCTACGAGCACGGAATGAGCGAGGTGAGCACCCTACCCTACATTGTCATCATCTACCCTAAAGAGAGCAAGACAACCCCTGGTGCCGTTGTGCCTTGGCTTGCCAGCCAAACGGATCTTCTGGCAGATGACTGGTCAATTGTTTAATTTTATTTGGAGTAATCATCATGGCTTTTCTTGACGAAGAATTTACCCTCGACACTTTGCCGAAAGGCAACACTAGCAACTTTGAGCCACTGCCCGATGGCTGGTACAACGCGACTATTACGGGCGCTGAGATCAAGGCCACCAAGGCAGGCGACGGCAAGTTTATCTCCGCCAAGTACACCATCACCGGGCCGTCGCATCAGGGGCGAGTGGTGTTTGGCAACTTGAACATAAAAAATGCTTCAACCAAGGCGGAAGAGATCGGACGCCGGCAGTTGGGCGAGATCATGAGGGCCATTGGCTTGGCAAAGGTGACTGACACTGACCAACTGATCGGCGGCAACTTGGGCGTTAAGCTGGTTGTCAAGACTGGTGAGTACGCAGGCAACGAGATCAAGGGCTACCGCGCTTTGGGTGGCGTGACACCGGCTGCGGTTGCGCCGTTTAAGCCTGTTGGGCCGTCTGCGGCTGCTGGTGCGCCTGCTGCGAAGAGCGCGCCGCCTTGGGCTAAAAAATAAGCAAAAAAAGACCCCGCTTGTAACGGCGGGGTCAAGATAGCAACAACTAACAGGAGAAAACACCGTGCAAATACCAGAGCCAGATATTACCATCACCAGCCTGATCGACGCAGCCCATGAAGCCCGGACTGAGAAGCCCCGTGCCCATATGGGTTGCAGTACGCTAGGCCATCACTGTGAACGCTGGCTTTGGCTGTCGTTTCGCTGGGCAGTGGTGGAGAAGTTTCAAGGCCGCATTCTGCGACTGTTCCGGCGTGGCTTCAACGAGGAAGCGCAGATCATCAGCGACCTACGCGCTATCGGCATGAGCGTGACCGGAACCCAACGTCGGGTTGACTTTGGCAGTCACGTTTCGGGGAGCCTGGACGGTATCGGCAAGGGTGTGCCTGGTGCGCCAAAGACTGAACACGTGCTGGAGTTCAAAACCCACAGTCTCAAGAGTTTCAACGACCTTGAGAAGAATGGCGTGGCAAAGAGTAAGCCCCAACACTTTACGCAGTGTCAGGTGTATATGCACGGGACTTCACTGAAACGTGCGCTGTACGTTGCCGTCTGCAAAGATGATGACCGCATCTACACCGAGCGGCTGGAGTATGACCGCGACCATGCCATCAAGGCAATTGACAAGGGCCAGCGGCTGGCGCTGACTGACCGCCTGCCACCGCCGATCAGCACCGACCCGACATGGTTTGAATGCCGTATGTGTGCAGGCCATGACTTCTGTCACGGTAGCAAGACCACCAAACAGGTCAACTGCCGCACTTGCGCCCACATCACGCCATTGTCCGATTCAACCTGGCATTGCGCCAAATGGGACGCTATTGTGCCGACTGACGCGCAGCATACCGGCTGCGAGAGCCATGTCATTCACCCCGACCTTGTGCCTTGGAAACGCCTGGAAGGGCCAAGCGACTGGGTGGCTATCTATGAGATTGATGGGCAGGGCATTGCCAATGGTGAGCCGGGTGAGGGGGTGTACGGTAGCAAGGAACTGCTGGCTAACGCTGCGGCTTGCGCGAGTGGTGATCCGCTGATTGCCGAGGTAAGGGCTAAGTGGGATGGGAGGGTAGTCGGGTGAATGATTTTAAAACAAAAGACGATTTTGGATGGTTTAAGTTTTGCCCTCAGACTCGCAGCGAAGTCCACAATAAAGGAGAAGCACTGGATTTTGTATTGTGGCAAGGAGAACAATGGTCAGTAACAATGTATGGACTTGAACTCCGTGATGGAACTTATCACGTTCCAGCAAAAGACTTATGGAAATTGGCTCCAAAACTTTTGTCAGAAAAAACAAAAACAAGACAATGTGTTTTTGTGCATTGGTTCCAACATTTAAGTAAAAAAGTTTGGTGTGATGAGGATGACATTGATCATGCTTTGCAGGCTTTTTTATTGTTGTTTAATGAAAACGGAAAACGCACCAATATCATGCCTCCAACATTGATGGGGGAAGCTGAAATTGAAGAATATGCAGTTAATTGCGCCAATCACGCATATAAATTAGCGCGTTTTCGTGCGATGGAAGGGTTGGTGTTTGATGCTCCGTGAATACCAAACCCGCACCATCGATCAACTTTACGCATGGTTCGAAGCAGGCAACACCGGCAACCCTTGTCTGGTGCTGCCAACCGGTTCAGGCAAGTCTCACATCATCGCCGCGCTCTGCAAGGACGCGCTGCAATCCTGGCCTGAGACTCGCATTCTGATGCTTACCCATGTCCGGGAATTGATTGAGCAGAACGCCAACAAGATGCGCCAGCACTGGCCCAACGCCCCAATGGGCATTTACTCTGCCGGGTTGCGCCAGAAGGAACTGGGCGAACCGATTACCTTTGCAGGCATCCAGTCCGTCAGAACCAAGGCCAAGGAAATAGGCCACGTTGACCTGGTTATCATAGACGAGGCTCATTTGGTGAGCCACAAGGACGAGGGCGGCTATCGGACACTTCTATCGGACATCTATCGGACAAATCCGAACGTGAGGGTGATAGGCCTGACCGCCAGCCCATACCGCCTGGGCCACGGTTACATCACTGATAAACCCGCTATTTTTGACGCCTTGATCGAGCCAGTAAGCATTGAGGAACTGATTCACAAGGGGTTTCTATCAACCCTGCGGTCCAAACTAACCCGCACCAAGCTGGAAGTTGATGGGGTTAAAAAGCGGGGCGGTGAGTACATTGAGGCTGAGTTGCAAGCTGCGGTGGACACCAGCGACAAGAATCGTATGGTGGCCGCTGAGATAGTGCGCCTGGGGCATACCCGCAAGTCCTGGCTGGTGTTCTGCGCCGGGGTGGCCCATGCCCAACACATTGCCACCGCACTGCAAGCGCAAGGCATCAACACCGAGTGCGTGACCGGCGAGACGCCGAGCGCCGAGCGTGACCGGATACTGACCGATTTCAAGGCAGGGCGAATCCGAGCGTTGACCAATGCCAATGTATTGACCACGGGTTTCGACGCCCCTGGGATCGATCTGGTGGCTATGCTGCGCCCAACCATGAGTCCCGGCCTGTACGTCCAGATGGCAGGTCGTGGCCTGCGGATCGCGCCGGGTAAGACTGACTGCCTAGTGCTGGACTTTGCTGGGGTCGTGGAGCAACATGGGCCAATCACCGCCGTCAGACCGCCACCAAAGAAGGGTGACAAGCAGGGCGAAGCGCCGGTAAAGGTGTGTGACCACTGTCAGGAAATCTGCGCCTTATCGGTGAGGGTCTGCCCGGCTTGTGGTGAGGCATTCCCCGAACCCGAGCGCCCCGCGCTGCGCCTGCATAACTTGGACATCATGGGCAATGACGGTACTGACTTGGAGGTCAGTAGTTGGCAATGGCGGAAGCATATCAGCAGGGCATCAGGGCGTGAAATGCTCTCTTGCACTTTTTACGGCGGCCTGTCAGACCCACCAGTGACCGAGTACCTGGCAGTGACTCATGACGGATATGCAGGCGAAAAGTCGCGCAGGCTACTTGCCGACATTGCCCACAAGGCAGGCGTGATGCTGGACTATGGAACCGCTGATTTACACCAGATGGCGCAACAGATAACCGAGGGCAGGCCGCCGAGCGCCATAGAATTTAAGCGTGAAGGCAAGTTTTTCACCGTACTAAAGAGGACATGGAACCAATGAATACCCGTCACCCAGAACCCGCAATCGTTACACATTACCGCGCCACCCTGAAGGCCGAGCCACCGAGGGTCTGTCACGTTTGCGATAACTACCGCCCTGACGGCGTTTGCGCCGAGTTTGGCGAAGCCCCGCCAGTAGAGTTTGCAAATGAGCCTGGGGGCTGCGCCTTGTGGGTCTGGGAAGTACCCTTTTAGTATGGAATCCGAACATCTACAGCAGGTTCGCCTGGTTTCATGGTTTCGCAGGACTTACCCTGGCGTGAGGGTCTTTGCAATACCGAATGGTGGCCATCGTGGAGCCTCTCAGGGGGCTGCGTTGAAGGCCGAAGGGGTTAGCCCTGGTGTACCTGACCTTTGCATCCCCGCCTGGAACCTATGGGTAGAACTCAAACGTGAGACGGGCGGCGTGGTATCGCCAGTACAGCGTGACTGGATCGCGTACTTGGAGAGCATAGGCCACCGGGTCATCGTGGGGCATGGCTTCGAGAATGCGAAGCGCCAGATTTTGGACGTAAAAAAGCCCCAATAAAGGGGCTTGTATCGTTTCAGGAATCGTTACAGGTTCAGCAGCAGCGCCAGCAGGGCTGCGAAGATAGCGGCCATCAGCATGGTTCACCCTCCCACTGGGTATCAAGCCAATCGGCAGGGTCATATTCGGAATAGTACAGGTATTCCATCGCTTCCTGGTGGCACCATGCGTACAGGTGCATCAGGTGGTGGATTTTCTCGGTGATGTCGTTGTCTAGCATTCCCCCTCTCCCTTACATTGGTAGCACGTTGTACCCTCATGCTGGCCTTCACCTGAACCCGAGCATGATGGGCAGATACCGGGCTCTGAGTCGGGTTCATCATCAGCCATAAGACGGGCTTCGTCCCTGGCATCGTCGCGCCAGTCGTCATCATGCATCATGGTTTCATGCTCCAAAAATAGTAAATGAACGGGCCACCCCAGATGGCGGCGCCGATAAAGGCCTGCGTGAGGGTCCAAAGTAGTTTTCTCATGTCACTCCAAAAATGATAGCTATAAACCCTTGACTGGCAAGGGCTTGAGGGTTATTTGATTAAATTCCCGACCTGAATTGTTCAAGCGTCAAGTTGCGGGCAAAATAGTTATCGCCCGATTGTTTGAAACAAGCGTAAACCGGATAACCGTCCGCATTGTGGTTATTGGCTTCGCCGACGAGAAAAGCGCCACCACGTTGAGCCCTAGGCGGTACGCATTCCAGCATCTCCCAATACATGGCTTCGGTTGTCGGTATCCATTCCAATGGTTTAGCGTCCATAGCCGCCCACAATGGAGACCACTCCAATGGTGTGGCGTGGTGGTCCTGAGACAAACCCGACAGGCTGACAAATTGAGTCGTGCTCATGCTGGCACCCCTTTGCGCTGAGTCAGTGCATTAATAACGGTTTTCATGGTTTATTCTCCCAATTCAACAATATGCTTAGTGCTGGCGCCATGCTCACGCAACATACGGTTAGACAATTCGACGTCCTGAGTGATAAATGAATAGCCATTAGGCATAGTCACCATATAGAACATGCCATATTCGCAGAGGTCATACTTTTCGCAAAAATCATTCAATGTTTTATCCATTGCTAATGACATAGTAATCCCCTTAGTGTGTAACGATAACAGCAACTGGTGAACCCGTGTAACGCAGTTGGACCGTGTAACGTCCAAACCCAGTACGCTTAACGTCATAACGCTTGCAGTTAAGATTCCCGAGAGAGTTACGGCATGCGCGCAGGTAGTGCGCCAAGTATTGGCGTGTTTCAGTGGTTGAAAATTGTGGTTCGTCCGCAAAGTAAAATAATCCGGCAGTTTTCATTATTTATTCTCCGATTAGTTAATTGGCATAATTGCCACAATGCCCTGGCTCGCAGGGCATTAAGACGTTACGCTCCAGCTTTCAAAATCTTATCGGCAGCACCGAATATGCGCTGTGCTGATTTATCCGATATTTCAGCACCGGATAGCCAGCCTTGAATATATCCACGGCTTTCAATCAGTCCCGGCAGATTAAGCACCGAGCACAATATATATGCTACCGATTCTGCTTCGACTTCGCGTATGTCTTTAGGTGTTCTATCATCATCGGACATTGTGCTTTCAAGGGTATGACCCAGAACAACGTGGGCCAGCTCATGGAACCGGGTTTTATGGGGCAATGCAGCTACCGGGTTAATGGCAATATTTTTTCCAGTGGCATAACCCTGAGAATTCCCGTTCAAGCCTTCAAAGCCTATTTCAAGTATTTGCAGTGTTTCAAGGGCTTTATTTTTGTCCCATGCTGGGCTTACTGATTCGCTAACAAATTCTGCCCCTTCAGTCTGATCAAGTGAAAACCAGTTATTTTTAAGGGTGAACCATTGAAAGCATTCTCCGGTCTTTTCACCAGCACCATCTTTTTTGTTGATCGTTACAGGCATAACTAAGGCAATGGCCTTTTCACCCTTTTTTACTTGTCGGCCTAGTTCGCTCCACCGTTTGTATGTAGCCAGTGGTGAAAGTCCCATGTCGCGAGCTGTGAGTTGGGACCATGCAAGTAGCTGGTTTCCCATGCTGTAATTGTGAAATGCGCTGTAAGCGCTACTGATGATGCCGGGTTGAGTGACTGCATCCTGTAGCATTGTGGACCATGCCACTGTTTTGTTCTCCATGTCTATCCTTGGTTAGGTGCTGCACTATTGCTTCACCATGTAACAGATTCTAGTGCATACAGACACCATGCAACATCTTTTATCGCACTATTTACTAGGTGTTTACCCTTACATTTCTTACACAATGTATGCACAATGCATTGTGTAAGAAAGTGGCAAAACAGCCCGTTTCTTACACAATTTACACATATATCCTTAGGATATGTGTATTGTGTAAAGGGATGCATGGCTAAAATGCAACCATTGCTGACTATGGGGTCAGTAAATTAAGTTAGGGGTTACTAACATGGCGTATGACGTTGAGGAAGTGACAGAAATTCAAGAAAAGGTCATCACTGAAATTCAGACTGGCAGGTCATTACGTCAAGTTTGCCAAGATGATGGAATGCCAGATTTCAGGACGGTTCAACGGTGGATCGTTTCGGACGGCCAGTTTGCCGTCAGGTACGCGCGCGCTCGAATGGCACAGGCTGACGTTCTGTTTGACCGCATGGAGGCGGTGGAGGAGGCTGTGAGTGCTGGCACGATGGATAGCCATGCTGCTAGGGTCGTGCTTGATTCGATGCGTTGGAGAGCCAGCAAGCTTGCCCCCAAGGTCTATGGCGATAGGTTAGACGTCCAGGTGAGCGATACCCGTATCAGCATCAGCGGTGCACTAGCTGCCGCCCAGGCGCGCCTAGTGGACGTTGTGGACGTTACACCGCGGCTTGCACAATCCGATGCACAGGATGCACAGGACGATGCAGATGTTAGCTAGTGCTTACTAACCAGGATGTTAGTGAGTGCTTACTGGGGGGGGGTGGCAGGGCCGAGCTCCGATGGTCACGGCTACGGAGCGTCCGCACACAATTTTTATTTTTTATTAATATTATGCAACTTCATGCCGTTCCGATGAAATTGACTGAGGCAATTGAATTTGTCCGTAACTTTCATCGGCACAATAAGCCGCCTGCTGGTGGATTGTTTGCAGTTGGCGTATCTGATGGAAATACATTAGTTGGCGTTGCTATTGTGTCTAGGCCAGTATCTAGGCATTTAGATAATGGTGAAACGGTAGAAGTTATACGGTGTTGCGTTATAAATAATGCGCCCAAGGGCTCATGTTCATTTTTATATGCGCGATGCTGGCAAGCGGCTAAAGCATTAGGATGGAAAAAAATTATTACTTATACATTGCAATCAGAAACTGGTGCTTCATTAAAAGGCGCTGGTTGGAAAATAATTGCTGAATTAAAAGGTTCAACTGGTTTGGGTTGGCAAAATAGACCAGGCAGAGAATGGCAAGAAGTTACTGGTCAATCTAAATTTAAATGGAGTAATTAATGCAAACCACAATATATAAACCAGAAGATGAACAAGAGTTAATGGCGGTACTTTGGAGTCCTGCATTAAAAGATAATCCTCTGGCTTTTGTTAAGTATCTATTTCCTTGGGGAGTTAAGGGTACGC